TTAGAAGTTAATGCTGCGAAGACAATTGACCAAGAGAAGGAAATGGCGAAGGATAAGCGTATTGACATCCAAAGCACACACCAATCAAAGTTAATTGAGCAGCGTAAGAAAGACTTGCCAGCCATTGATTTTGAATCAAGCGAAGACTCTTTAGATGGTTTTGATTTGGCTCAATTTGAACCAAAATAAAAATCACTATTTTTGTAGCGAAAAATTAATCAAATAAAATATATGGAGAATTTCACATCAGTAAAAGCTGTGAGTTTTGGTGAAGAAAAGTCTGTTCAAGAAATCGAACAGGAGTTACTAGCCAAGCACGAAGAACAGCACCCAACAGAACAGGTAGAAGAGCCTGTTAGAATTGAAGAGCCAATTGCTGTACCGCAAGGAGAGCAAAGGCAACTTGAAGAGAATGACGTTCTGTCCTTTATTAAGAATAGGTATAACAAAGAGATTAATACTTTGGATGACTTGCTTCAAGAGAGAAATCAAAGTGAAGAGTTACCAGAGGATGTCTCAGCGTTTTTAAAGTTCAAAAAGGAAACAGGTCGAGGCATTGATGATTTCTATAAAGTAAATAGAGACGTTGATAACGAAGACCCAAATAAGTTGCTGTTCGATTATTACAAGCAAAACAACCCTGACCTTGACGATGATGAAGTTGCATTTGAACTTGAGAACAAGTTTAAGTACGATGAAGACATGGACGACGAAAGGGATGTTAAGAAGAAGCGAATAGCACACAAACAAGAGCTTACAAAAGCGAAGGACTACTTTAATAAGTTGAAGGACCAATACAAAGTTCCCCTTGAGTCAAGAGGTGCTGGAATTCCGGACAACGAAAAAGATCAGTACAACGCCTTTAAGCAAAATGCCCAAAGTGCCAAAGAAGTTGAACAGGCGCAGAGAGAAAGAGCTGAATATTTCGCCAAGAAAACTGACGAGTTATTCTCTAATGAATTCAAAGGTTTTGGATTTAAAGTTGGAGATAATGAATTTGTTTACAAACCGGGCGAGACAGAAGCAATTAAGAAGGATCAATCTAATTTGACCGAGTTCATCAAGACATTCTTAGATGATAACGGTTTTATGAAAGATCCGGCTGCGTATCATAGGGCGATAGCAGTTGCCAGAAATCCGGAGGGTTTTGCAAAATATTTCTACGATCAGGGAAAATCTGAGGCAGTAGAAACAATCGCAAAGGAATCAAAGAACATAGATATGGGAGGTGTAAGATCCGTACCAGAAAATATGGGCAAAGGTGGATTTAAGGTAACTTCTCTTGACAACGACCACGGCAACAGATTAGTTATAAAAAGCAACAAAAAATAAACAAAAAAAAACAAAAATAAAAAAACATGGCTGGTTCAGTATTATCGAGTCCGGGTTTCGCATTAACCCCCTCATCAGTAAAGGCAACATTGCCTACTAACTACATTACCAATTTTAACTTCTTGAACCAGTATCTTCCTGATACTTACGAGAAAGAATTTGAAAGATACGGTAATCGTTCAATTGCATCTTTCTTACGCATGGTCGGTGCGGAGATGCCAAGTAACTCCGACTTAATCAAATGGGCTGAACAAGGTCGTTTGCACACAAAGTATTCTAGCTGTACTTCAGCTGGTGCTGCTGGTGATGACACCGCTGTTTGGACTGTAGCTGACGCAGGTATCACTGCTTGTAACTTTAGAGTTGGTCAAACTGTATTCTTATCTAGAAATGCAGCTGGAACTCAAAGCGACAAAGCAATTATCACTGCTGTTAGTGGTTTGACTTTCACTGTAGCATATTATGCTGGTGGTGGACAAACTATCCCTGTATCAACTGCATCTAGTGCATTTGTTTACGGTTCTGAATTCAAAAAAGGTTCTAACGGTATGTCTGGTTCTTTGGAAGGACAAGATGATATCTTCTCTAACAGCCCAATCATTATCAAAGACAAATATGAAGTTTCTGGTTCTGACATGGCTCAAATCGGATGGGTAGAAGTTACTACTGAGAACGGTGCTACAGGTTACTTGTGGTATTTGAAATCAGAGCACGAAACTCGTTTACGTTTTGATGACTACTTAGAGATGGCTATGGTTGAAGCAGTTCCTGCTGAAGCTAACTCTGGTGCTATCGCAGCTACTGGTGACATTGGAAACAAGGGTTCTGAAGGTTTATTCTACGTTGTTAATAGCCGTGGTAACGTGTGGGGCGGTGGAAACCCAACTGCATTAGCTGACTTCGATGCTATCTTGCAACGTCTTGACAAACAAGGAGCTATCCAAGAAAACGCATTGTTCATCAATCGTCAATTCTCTTTGGATATTGATGATATGTTGGCTGCTCAAAACAGCTACGGTGCAGGTGGAACAAGCTTTGGTTTGTTTGACAATGACGAGAACATGGCATTAACTTTGGGCTTCAAAGGCTTCAAACGTGGTAGCTATGAGTTCTACAAAACTGACTGGAAATATCTTAATGACGCTACTTTACGTGGTGGTATTAATGGTGGTGTTGTAAACGGTGTGTTAGTACCAGCAGGTTCTACTAGCGTTTATGATCAAGTGTTAGGTAAGAACGCTAAACGTCCATTCTTGCACGTTCGTTACAGAGCTAGCGAAACTGAAGATCGTCGTTACAAAACTTGGATTACTGGTTCTGCCGGTGGTGCAACTACTAGTGACTTGGATGCTATGCAAGTTCATTTCTTGTCTGAGCGTGCATTGTGCACCTTGGGAGCTAACAACTTCGTTTTATTCCGTAACTAATAAGTAATTAGCAATCAATAAACTAAGTGGGGTTAATAGCCCCACTTTTTTTTGTTTATATTTGCAATGTAAAATTTTAATCAAATGAAAAAACCTGAAATCAAAGACAGAGTTTACGTTCTGAAGGACGTAGCTCCTCCATTGTCATTCATGTTGCCTTCTCGCAACACCAAGCGTTTTGCTTTATTGCACTTCGACGAAGAAACAAACACAAACAGAGCATTAAGATATGCCAGAAACCAGAAGTCTCCTTTCGAGGACGAACAAGATGGTAACTACATCTTAGAGCCAATTGTATTTGAAGATGGCGCATTGGTTGTTCAAAAGAACAATCCTGTATTACAAAAGTTCTTAGAATTACATCCATCTAATGGAGATATTTTTGAAGAGTTTGATCCAGAGAAAGAAGCAACGCAAAGTCTTGAGTATATCAACTTTGAACTTGATGCGCAAATAGCTGCCAGAGAAATTAGTATTGACACAGCAATGGCGGTATTACGTGTGATGATTGGTTCTCGTGTAGAAAACATGACATCTCAAGAAATAAGAAGAGACGTTATGGTATATGCTAGAAACAATCCAGAAGACTTCTTAGAAATGATTGACGACTCTGACTTACAATTACGCAACAAAGCAGCGAAGTATATTGAGATGGCTTACTTGCAATTTAGGAACTCACAAAGAGACGTATACTTTAATCTTAAAGACAATAAGCGCAAAATGATGAGCATTCCTTTAGGAGAAGAACCCATCAATGCCATGGCTGCTTATTTCAAGACTCAAGAAGGTATTGAGACAGAAGAAATGCTTAACAGGATTAGTCAAGAATAATTATTATATTTGCATACAACTATGAGCAAATTTTTAAAAATCGAAGCATCAACTACCGGAACGGTATTGATCGGAACTGACGGCATTGGTTTAGTTTCTAAAGCTTCTAACACAACTGTTACGATTGCGTATACTGCTGGTAGCACTGCTGCTGACGTTCTTACACTTACTCACACAAGTGATGCAACTACTGCAACTGTAAATGCAATCATTGACGCAATCATTAATGTACAAAAGCCAAACGCGGCTCCTTTGCAATTTCTTGCACCAACATTACCATCTGGTATCAGTATTTCTACTGCGGTACTAGCTTAATTTTTTCTTTATTTCATTCATTAAGGTAGCAGGGCAAGTCCCTGCTATTTTTTTATTATCTTTGCGATACAATGATAAATAACGTAAGAAATACCGTAATGTTCTTCCTTAATAAGGATAACAATGGATATCTTACTCCTGATGAATTCAATGCATTTGCCAGACAAGCACAATTAGAGGTATTTGAAGATATGTTCTATCAATACAATAAGTGGCTTGTTAAGAGGAATACAGGGGTATCGTATAGTGGCAGCTCGGACATTGCCAAGCTTTTGTCTGAAAGCATTGATAAGTTTTCTACCAGCGCTGCATTAACATATTCTGGTGGCATATACAATTTGCCTACAGATGTATATAGCGTAACAAATGTATTGTATAGCTTTAAGGATGTTGAGAGAATTGAGAAAAACAAATTGCCTTACTTTTTGTTTTCTAATCACACAGCTCCAACAACATACTATCCGGCATATTCACAAGCTGGCACAACAATAACTGTCTATCCGTCAACGATTCAGACTAACGTGTCAATTGTTTACAATAGATACCCATTAGATCCGAAGTGGACATACTACACTGATCCAGCAACGCAAGCACCATTGTTTGACCAAGCGGCTCCAGATTATAAAGACTTTGAGGTGCCTGATATATTTCAGAACGACTTGATTATCAAGATATTGAAGTTTGCTGGTGTTACTATTAGAGAGAATGAGATTGTTGCAATAGCAACTGCTGAGGAACAAAATAATCAACAACAACAATAATGTCAACAAACCAAGAATATTACAACGACTCAAACCTTTGGGGTGAAGGGCAGAATACAACATTGGCTGATATTGTCAACAACTTCATGCTTATGTATGTTGGGCCTGACAAATTAATTGACAATGCGACGCGTTACAATGTGTTGTTCCACGCAAAGAGAGCATTGCAGGAGCTAAACTATGACGCACTAAGAAACAAGAAGGTTCTTGAGATGAAGGTTAAGGATGATTTGAAGTTCATATTGCCTCCTGACTATGTTGACTATATTAGAATATCATTAGAAGCAAATGGCGTATTGTTCAAGTTGACTGAGAATACAACGGTTAACTATGCTAACGCATATTTGCAAGATAACAATGATGATTTTATCTATGACCAAGACGGTAACATTATTACTGGTCAATCTGAATTAGATATCTCACGCATCAAGAATACAGCAATGGAGATTGCTTACATTGATGGATGGTACTATGGAAGAGAAGGTTGGTTCTATGATGGCTACTGGTACTTTAGATATGGAATTGGCGGACGCTTTGGTATGGAGACAAGTGAAGCGAATGTCAACCCTAAATTTGTAATTGACAAAGCATCTGGTGTGATCAACTTCTCATCAGCTGTATCAGGCAGAATGATCGTGCTTGAGTATATCTCTGATGGTCTTGAGAGCACAGATCCATCACAATTAAAGGTTCACAAGTTTGCTGAAGACTTTATTTACTCTTACATCAAATGGTGTATTCTAAACAACAGAATTGGCGTTCAGGAGTACATTGTAAGACGTGCAAGAGAAGAGAAGTCAGCGATGCTAAGAAATGCTAAAATCAGATTGAGTAACCTTAAGCCAGGAAGATTATTAATGGTTCTTCGTGGTAGAGATAAGTGGATTAAATAACTATGGAATTAAAAAGAAACTTTGCCGCTGGCATAATGAACAAAGACCTCGATGAGAGGCTTATCCCTAATGGTCAATATAGAGATGCCAGAAACATCCGTGTAGGTACATCTGACTCAACCAATGTTGGTTCCGTGCAGAATGTAATGGGTAATACCAAAGTGTCTGGATTAAGGGCCGCAGCGTTAGCTATGGGTATCACGTTGCCGGGCACATATACAACCATTGGTTCGTATGTTGATCTGGCAAACAATAATATATACTATTTTGTGAAGGGCATATTTAATATGGTTGTGAAATACCATGAGAATGCAAACGGAACAGGAGAGACATATATATTGTTAATGGAAAGCGTTGGTAGGGCTCCGGTTGAGTACTTGAAGTTCAGTACTAGTAATTTAATTACTGGCGTTAACTTGGTTGATAATTTATTGTATTGGACAGATGGATTGAACCCACCAAGAAAAATAAATGTAACAAGAACATATGCCTTAGATGGGTTTACGGACAAAGACATCTCTGTGATATTAGCTCCTCCATTAAATGCGCCTACAATTGTAATGAGCAATGATGGATCTGACGTAAATAATATCAGTGAGAGATTTATACGATTTGCTTATAGATACAAGTACCTTGACAATGAGTATAGTGCGTTATCGCCTTTCTCTGACGTTGCATTCTTCCCTAAGGTATTCTCATATGACTATGGGACAGGAAGTAATAAGTCCATGGTCAATGTAAACAATACTGTTGATATTACTTTTGACTTTGGAGACAGCAATGTAAAAGAGGTTCAGTTAATATTTAAGGACAGCTTTTCGTTGACGGCAAACATTATTGAGAACATAACCAAGGCGACAGCTTTATCAAATAAGTTTAAATTTCAAAACAACAAAGCTTACGCTGCTTTGCCAGAAGATCAATTGACAAGGTTGTTTGACAACGTGCCATTGAAGGCAAAAGCGCAAGAGTATATTGGCAACAGATTATCTTATGGTAACTACACTCAGTTCTATGATATCGCTGACTGCAATCAAGTGCCTATCAATGTTAGTCTTAAGGCTGAATTGAATTCTATACCGGTAGTAACTAAGGGTGTTCCAAGAAAAACATTTAAAAGCGACAGGGACTATGAGTTAGGGATTGTGTATTTAGATGACTATGGCAGAATGACAACTGTTCTTACCTCTGATGGGAACACGGTTCATGTGCCAGCTAGTGCGTCTACAGCACAAAACTTATTGAAAGTAAAGGTAAATAACTATGCTCCTTGCTTTGCAACAAAGTATAGATTCTTTATAAAGCAAAACAAATCAGAGTATTACAATGTATTTCCAGTTAATTATTTTCAAGATGGGTTATATACTTGGTTCTTGATACCTAAGGCTGACATTGACAAAGTTCAGAAGGATGCTTACTTAACAATTAAGTCGACAGAGTCTGGAGCAACTGGATCCGCTGAAAGATATAAAATTCTTGAAGCGGATATGAAGGCTGCTAATTTCTTGAACACATCTCCACTACAACAGCCTGAAGGATTTTACATTAAAGTTAAAGCCGAAGGAAGTTTATTTATTAAAATATCAAGATCAGAAACATCCATAAGTGATTTTGGTGTTGCTAATAACAGAGATAGCGTTACCACCAATATAAATCTTGATAAATATACTCCTTATGCTGCTATTGAAAATCCAATATTTTATGGAAAGGGCAATAGTAAGCTAACTGCATTAACTTATTACGGAGGAGTACAAGATGCAAGATATTCTATAAAAATGACAGGAACAAATACATTTAATTATTATTTGTTTCCTAATTTATCTGCGCCTATTGAATCAAATGTTACAATAAACAAAGATAATTTATCAACGATTACAACCGTAAAAAAGGGTAACTATTTAAAAGACGCATCAGGCAAATCAATTGGTTTTATTATATTTGGATCAAATACAGGGTATACAGTCGGAGATTCTTGGAGAATAAATTGTAGAAGCAATAAAGGAAAAAATACTTTCAATGGTCCAACTTGGTGGATTGATCCTAATGCTCAAAAAGATGGTGGATTTGCAAAGCTTCCTTTAAACAACATAACTACTGGTCAAGTAATTAAAATAGATATGTCTGAAAGTGAGGGTGCCGCAGATCAGCCAGAACAAACATTTATTGCGTCTTCTGATTATGTAAATATTGAAGAATGGTTTTATGAAGATCAAGTTTATAGTAAGTTCAGACAATATGATGAAGGCGGAACAAATCATGGTCCTTTTAATGTTTTCTTTAGAACTATAAGCGGTATTACTTATATAATTATAAAAGGATATGATGTTAATAATCAATTAGGTAGTTTTAGCGGTGGGGGATTTAATACAATTCCTCAGAATAGAATTACTCTTAAGATTACATATAGCTTAAATGGACAATCACCTATTGTGCTTGAAACAATTGGCAGGGATAATAACTCTGAGATATTTTATGAGATTCCAATCACATATCCAATCACAAGCGTAAGTACATCTAACGGACTTGTAAAGCTTCACAGCTCAACCGTTAGCGGAGATACCGGGCAAGTGTTAAATGGTATTGCAACGTTGCAGATTAATGATTTCAATGCATTCTCTTTTGGTAATGGTGTTGAGAGTTATAGAGTTAGAGATGATTTTAATCAACCTACAATAGGCAATACCCCAAGGGTTAACTCATACATTTCTAACTATGCGCAAAGCAATGCAAAGTCTGGCATCACATACTCGCAAATATATCAGTCTGAGACATCGACTAACAGATTGAATGAGTTCAATTTGTCTAAAGCTAACTTCAAGTTCTTGGACAGAGCATACGGCTCCATTCAAAAGCTGCACTCAAGAGACACTGACTTAGTTGTATTCCAAGAAAATAAAATATTCAGAGTTCTTTACGAGAAGAACTTACTAAGCGATGCTATTGGCGGAGGCGCAATATCTTCTATCCCTGAGGTGCTTGGCACACCTGTACCTTATATGGGAGAATATGGTATTAGCTTGAACCCTGAGAGTTTTGCGAAGTGGGGATCTGATATCTTCTTTACTGATGCCAGAAGAGGCGCAGCGATGAAGCTTGACGAGTCTGGATTATTTGAGATATCTTCTCAGGGCATGAGAGATTGGTTTAGAGATTTATTCTCAAGTGGGCCAGATACACAAAAGATTGGTGCATATGATCCTTATGATGCCGTGTATGTATTAACAAGCAACACAAAGACTGTAAATTTGTGTACATACTCTGTCAATAAAACAGTTTTCTTTATTGAGGGAACTGCCGGAACGTATGACACATTTATTATTACTGCATCTCAGAACTGGACTGTGTCATTGATTGACAATGGTTTTGGAACTGGATGGGCTACGCTTTCTCAAGTTGCTGGCACAGGTAACAAACTTATTAAAGTTACGCTTACGTCAAATATTGGCGCTGCTACATCTAGATCTATAAAGATTAGGGTAAATGCCTGCGGAACATTCCAAGATGTTATATTGACTCAATCTAATAGACCAGCTGTTATTAAGACAGTTGTGGTTGCCAATGGTGGTCAAGTAGCTCAAGGTGGTTCACAAACACAACAGAACGTGAATTGGACAAGCTCAGGATCTTCAGGAGCTTTGTACTCAAACGTAGTAATGCAGCCAACTGGATTGTCATTATATGCTCAAAGCGTTGGTGTTGTCGGTCAGGGTAATATCCCAGCGGTTGGAGATACTGTTACTCTTACATCTTACACCGACACTACAAACGCACAAGGATCCAATATAAAGATATTTAATCCAAGCTTGGGTAACAAAGTATATTCGTTAGATACAAATGCAACCTACGACCCTGCAAACGTAAATGCATTGATTGCAGCATCTACTGAGATTACTCCAGTTTATAGCGCAGGGCTTTACAATGCAAACTTCAATTATGCAGCAAGTGGTACTAACTTGTATTTAACTTGGGACTATAGAAACAAAGTAAACATTCCAAGCGTTGGATCGTCTACATCTTCTGGCACATTGAATCCTGAGATCATTGAATTGAACTATGGATCAAACGTAGGTAATTTACAATTGAAGTATAACGCAGGAGTTGGTGCTTCTAGATTTGTTTTATATGACGCAAACAACAACTTAATTAATGATAGTGGATACGTTGGATTAAACAGCTTGTCAAACTATAACGCATTGGTTGCATTAGGTGTTGATAATATAAATTTAAGTTCTCCTTACAATGGCTCTGTTAATAATGGCGTAGGATTCTTGACGCAAGTTAAGCAAACAACAGGAAGTTACTTCTTATATGTTTACTCTCCTATTACCAGCACAACATGGTCATTTCAAACTTACGCAACCACATTGAGGTCAATCGCAATGGGGGCAACACCTTACACAACTACAGCTCTTGCGTGTGCCGGAAGCACAAGCACAACTGTATATTATAATGGACAAAACAGCATACCTTCTGAGGGGAATATTATCTACTCTAATGCTGGTGGAACAACATTGTTTGCCGGAGATAGTAAGTATTATTACATATCTGGCTATGCATTAAACATTGACAACTTTGGTGTTGTACTATCGGTAACCGCTTGCGGATGTACTGAAGTTGCTGTGCCAGTTGTTATTCAAGGCAATGTAGAATTCATCCAAGGTAACGATGTAAGCATTAAAATAGCTGCAACAAATAACCCGACAAGCTATGCCGTGTCAACTACATCATCTAACTATGCCATTGATGGCGGAACAGTTGGTGGCGTTGTTACTGGTCAGAATCCAAATACATTATTGTATGAAAACGTTGTGGTTAATGTTGGTCAGGTTATTTACAAATGCTATGTCAGTGGAACAATATCAGTTGTCACTGGATCAGATGTAACATTCTCGTTAGTAGGACCTTGTCAAACCAATAGTATGCCAGCAGGCCTAACGCTTGATACTGCAACAGGATTGATTTCTGGGACAGCGTCTGGATTCGGGCAATATAACTTAACTGTGACTGCAACAAACTGCGTAGGAACAAGTATACCAAACACATTTACAATTACTGTAAATAGTCAACCGGTAAATTATGTACCTATTCAAGTGGATAAGGTTCACAATCAAGTAAGTGCGTCATTATGCTGTGCTATTTCTGTGCCTACATTTGTTACTATGTACTCAAACGGATACACAGTATTCCCGATGGTTGATGACATTGTTTACGAAGATCAAAATGGTGCAACGCCTTTAGTGGGTGGCAACAACTGGTACTTGATTAATAATGGCCAAGCAATAAAAGTTGACAACCTTGGCAATGTAGTTGACGTATTTAATTGCGGAACCACAACAACCACAACTACTTTGCCAGCAGGAACTTACTACAGCGCAACATTATGTGGAACAACATACAACGATGTATTGTTAGATACTTTCTCTCAAGCAATCTCAGTAGGCAATGTATTGAAGTCATCTGATGGCAACTGCTGGACAATCACTGGAACGGTAGCTGCACAACCTTATGGGTATCTAATTCCTAATCCAAGAGTTCTTTATGCAAACTGTGCAACGTGTATTGGTACAACAACGACTACATCTACGACAACAACCACAACGACTACTGCGCCTGTGTTCACCGGATACCTTATGGATCCAACGGGATATAGCACTCAGTATAGTTCTTGTTCTTTAGGTGTAAACTCAACAACGTTCTACCATAATGGAGCTAGCGCATACCCTGCACTTGGAGACTTTATATATACTAACTCAATAGGTACATTGCCGTTCAATGGCTTGAACAAGTGGTACTATGTGAACGAAGGAGCTAATACTTATGCCTTGCAGATCTCAATCACAGGACTGGTTCTTTCAAAGTATAACTGTGCGACA